GTTGAATGTCTTGATGACTTTTTTGGAATCTTTTTCTTCTAGCTCGTTGTAGTGGTGATGTAGATAATAGCTTTTTTTATTATCTGCGGTCAGTGTGTAACCGCGTTCTTGCATCCAGACTGAGAATGCCCATTCCCAATCTAATAGAACACCGTCTGCGTCTGTGAGTATAATTTTTTGTTTCATACCATATTATAGCATTATTTTGGGCTGTTGTCAACCGGATAAGTAAAGAATGAACATAATAATCTATACCCTAGTGATGGTTCAAATCACCATAGCCTGTGTAACGCTATATTTGCACAGAAGCCAAACACATAGAGCAGTGCAATTTCACCCTGCGGTTAACCACATTATGCGAGCCTGGCTTTGGCTGACCACAGGCATGGTCACTCGTCAATGGGTGGCCATACATCGCCGACATCATCAACGTTCGGACCAAGAGGGCGATCCGCATAGTCCACAGATCTATGGCATTTGGCGTGTGTTATTTGGCGGGGCATTTCTTTATCATTCTGCCAGCAAAGACACAGCCATGGTTGATTCATTAAGCAAGGACTGCCCTAATGATTGGATCGAACGCAACCTTTACTCCGCACACAGTCGCTCAGGTATTCTTTTAATGCTGGTCATAGACTGCTTGCTCTTTGGACCGTGGGGACTGCTCGTGTGGGGTATTCAAATGATCTGGATTCCATTCTGGGCAGCTGGGGTAGTTAATGGACTTAGTCATTGGTGGGGTTACCGCAATGTTGAAACACCCGACACTTCGAGGAATTTAATACCCTGGGGATTCTGGATCGGTGGCGAGGAATTACACTCCAATCATCATGCCGATGGTGCCAATGCCAAGTTCAGCCAGAAGTGGTGGGAGTTTGACATTGGCTGGGCCTACATTTCTATACTAAGATTTTTTAGATTAGCAACAGTTAGATAAAGAAAAAGCACCCGAAGGTGCTTTTCTTTTACCGCTATGTAATGCTCTATGAGCGTACTTTTATTTCTTCACGCCGCTGTTAACAAATGAATACATCTTTTCGGCAGTTTCTAGTACTTTATCTAAACCTGGAAACTCTGGCATACCGACCGTAGTAACGATCTGACCAGTCTTTTCATCGCGCTTGGCGGTCATTTCCCAGCCTTGAAACTTGGCATGGAAATCGTCTTGCACTAGGCTTTTTGCCATACCTAGGATATCTGAACGGATTTCGTAGCCGTTCTTGTTGAATTTAACTTCTGGTAGCTTTGGTGTTTCAAATGCGTTTGACATATTAATCTCCTGTGTGTAATGTCTGTATGTTAACAACTACTTCTTGTTCGCTGTTAACTTATTATATATGCTCTGTGAGCGAAAAGCAACTTATTTTTTGAACTTGTTTGTTCGTTCTTTAATAAGTTTAACCACTTGGTCACTGAGCACTACTTCATAGTGGTTGTAGTCTACTTCTATCAATTCCATGTCTGCATGATGTTTTTGACTGGCAATAGTAACTACTCCGTCATTGGGCTCATGCATGAATGGACTTTGTCCTTTAACTGTTACTATATTAGTCCAGGGATGCTGTATCTTAATCTTACTAGCCTGCTTCATTACCCACGAACTAGGGCCAATATCACGCATTAGTCTACTGAATGGCAAAAAGTATTGAGCATAATCCGCCACTTCTGCACCACCGTAGGGTGTGCTCAATGTAACAGCACCCTTAACACTATTGGGCATAGCATTAGCTAGATGTAATGCGTAAATACCGCCTAAACTATGTGCAACAAACACTAGGTTCTGATAGTTCTGCAATGTTGACTGCATGTCTTTTAGGTTATTTTCAAACCCATTGCGACTATCGTAGTTGATGTCTAGCCCAGTGCCCAGTTTACTCTTAATATAATTGAAACTTTCGCTGGTGGCATTTGCCCCGTGAATATACACCAAGTTCATGCCAATATTTATCAAGCTCCGTATACGGCTTTGGCTTCTTCAGTGCGCCCCTGACGTGCAAGACTCGCAGCATATCGTGCTTGTCCAAATGCTTCTAAAAATGACCAGATTGAGTTTAAAATTGTTTTCATAGATAATTTTCCTTTTGAGAATTGAATTGTCGGATATAACCTTCCAACTGTGCGGCATCGGTAATGCCTTTGGTGCTTAGATATGCATCTAAACTGCTTTGATAGCTAGATCCTGGGAACATTTCGGATAGACGTTCCAAGATGGCTAGCATTTTTTCTGATATAGTCTTCATACTTTTCCTCTGTAAGTGTGTGTAGAACTTAGTGTTCCTACTCAGTATTTACCATGAGAAGTGTTACAACTTGATTAAATAGAACAAACAGTGTATAATATCAAATGACACACAGAGGTTAAATACTAGACTAGGAAAGGCACATGAAACTAAAAACAAGATCGATCCTGCAGGAATTAAATGAATTAGCGGAAATCCGTAACAAGGATGAACTGTTTGAAAGCCGTGCCACTAACATCATCAATTCAGCTATTAATCTGCTGGAAACGTTGAAGAAACACTACACTGCGGAACAGGCAGATGAGCTAGAACGTAGATTGTTAAATGCCATACGCGGTCAGGATCCTGCCAAATTCACACGAGGCATACGTAAGATTGCCGAATCTAAAAGAACCAAGAGACCGTTAAATGAATCAGAGTAAATTACTAGAAGGCGGCAATGTATTCAAGGGTTCAGACAAGCAGCCCCTAACACAGCGCATTGCCACTGCAGATGTAGAAAGCACAGTGGACTACATTGAAAAGATCACAGGACTGGACTTTACCAAAGAGAAAGATCTAGACGATAAAAAGCCAGTGAAGTGGTTAGGCACTACTGGACGCAAAGAAGATCCAGATGGCACATTTGAACGCAACAGTTCGGGCGATCTAGACCTCAGCGTGGATGCCAATGAAGTAGACAAAAGATCTTTCGCCGACAAGTTAATATCACAGTTCGGCAAAGAGAACATCAAATTAAGCGGTGACAATGTGCATTGGAAGGTGCCTATCAAAGGTGACAGCGCCAACGGATTTGTGCAAGCAGACTTTATGTTTTCAGCTAATCCCAAGTTCCAACAAGGATCAATGATCAGTGGTGGTGGAGAGTATCGTGGCGAACATCGCCACATTCTATTGAGTTCTATAGCTAGAGCCAAGAACATGAAGTATAGTCCCAAGCACGGGATATTAAATCCACAAACAGATGAACTGCTGCCCAACGGCAATGATTGGAATCAAATTGCCAAAGAATTGCTGGGACAGACTGCTACCATCAAAGACATCCGTTCAGTGGATGCCATCCTTAACTACATTAAAAAACTGCCCAACTATGAAGAATTAGTCGCAGGGGCTAGAGAAACACTAGGCAAGCAGGGCATAGAGTTGCCTAAGGCCAATCAAATAGAAAGCTACCAACCAGGAAGTATAGGTTGGATGCGTCAACTCATAGAAATAGTAAAATGAGATTCTGGGAACTATTATTAGAAGATGATGCGCCTCCTGCCAAGAAAGTTGGCAGAGAGTTCAACCACCTTGAAGACAAGGTGTTTGCAGAAGATGATGGTGCAATTAAAGTTATACAAGCTCTAAAAGCTGTGGCCAAACCCGAAACCAGCATCACAATCAAATGGGATGGCAACCCCACAGTGTATTGGGGACGTGATGATGACGGCACATTCCGCATGGTGGGCAAGAACAACTGGGGACGTGAGGAAGGTAAAAGCTCTAGCCCAGATGAATTAAAATCATTTATCATGAGTCGCGGCAAAGGTGAAGACTGGCGATCCAAATTTGCCAGTGATATGGCCGCGATGTGGCCCATATTCGAAGCTGCTACGCCCAAAGATTTCCGTGGCTATGTCTACGGTGATCTCCTGTTCCACCCAGGCAAGCCATACACAGGTGCAGATGGTAGGATCTCATTCACCCCTAATCAAGTCACTTACTCAGTTTTAGTCAACAGCGACACAGGCCGAGCACTGGCCAAGGCCAAGGTAGCTGTGGCAGCTCACAAGGTATTCGGTTATTTCGGAGACAAGAGTGGAGAAGACTTTGATAATCCAGAACTGTTTAATAACACTCCTGCACTTGAAGTATTTGGACTCACAGCAGTCAGTCACAGACCAGCTGTGGGTGCAGAAAATCTGGCCAAGATTGAAGCTTTGGCCAAGAATCAGTCAAAGATCAACGGCCTGCTGGCTCCTGTCGCAGGCATGGGTTATCTACGGACAGAGATCTATAACTTTGTGAATAGTCAAAGCAAGGCTAAACAATTAGATAACATCAACACTGATGCGTTCCTGGCCTTTGAACAAAAGACTCCCGCCAAAGCTGCTAAAATAGCTGCACACAGTGAACGTCATCCAGGAGTAATGGATATTTTATTTCAGTTGGTAAAAGAAATTATGTCTGCTAAAGATGAAGTAATCCGAGAGCTGGACGCAGCTGAAGGTGAAATCACAGCCACTACAGACGGCAAGCCCGGTGGCGAGGGCTATATCATAGGCGGCGACAAATATGTGCCTAGAGATCGGTGGACTCCGTTTAGAGCCGATTAACGGTCAAACACCCTGATTTTTCCAATCCAATATAAATACTTGCATAGGGATCAGGTGATTCCTAATATTGCCGGCCTCTGAGCGAGGTCATTGATCAAGGAGAATTTATCATGGCAGACGTAACAAGTAGAAATGAAATTGTAGGTAACGACGGTTCAACCTATGTAACTTTTGGTGCTAACTTTAACAAGCACAGAATCAACCAAGCTGACGTAGGTCGCGAGTTGATTATTAAAATTGCATTGACAAACATGACAGACGCAAACGTTACAACAATTCGTAACGCAATTACACTAGCAGGCGGTTCAGCAGGTGCACTACCAGCTAACACAGGTGATGCATTCACTGTAGCAGCAATTGGTACAGCAGACGGTTCAGCTTTTGTTAGCGGAACAACAGACGTATTATACATGCGTGTTCAAGGCACTGGTACATTTGACACAACAGACGCAGCAGCCGGTATTGGTGGTTGCACTGTTACTGTTGAAGCAGTCTTTACACCAGCACTGTAATTAGTTAATTCTCAGGGATGGGAAGCATTAAAGGACCGCAAGGTCCTTTTTTGTTGGCTGAATTTCTATGAGTTAAATACATACATTATGGCACGATACCGAATTGTTACTCTCGTAGATATAACCCGCAGCCAACCTGATAGGAACGACACCGACAAGACTCTGTTGGGTCAACAGGCCAACTTCAACAGCCTGCTACAGGCCATAGGCATGCGATCCAATGTGGAATGGTTACGTGACCCAAAAAAGCACACAGGAAGACTGCCTGAGCCGGCATCAGGCAAGGCCACGTATTGGATCTGGGAGTTTGACTGCGAACGTGATCAGGTTTTTCTACAAGACGGTGATCCAGTTTATCTGCTAGCACATGACCTCAACCATGTGCCTGTGGTTGTTGATTTAGAAAACAGTGAAGACATCGACCCTGCTGCCTTTCAAACTCAGGGCGACATGATAAATACTTGGGTAACAATGATTTAGGCAAAGTGTGTTTTTACATACTTAGTATAAATACTAGTTCAAAGGCACCCATTAGGCATTCAATCATAGACTAGGCACATGGCTCGGAGCGAGCACTTGACTTATTACATTGGAGACGGCCCTAATGCCTACAGTAGCAGAACGTGTTGGAATAGTAGAAACGCAGGTTTCAAATCTTGGCGAGAAACTAGATGACATAAAAGTTGATGTCAAGGACATGCACGATTGCCTGGACAAAACTCGTGACGGTCTCACGGAGAAATTAAATCAAATGTATGATGCCTCCTGCACACAGCATGCAGAATTAGGTAAAAAACTCAACGAATTAGAACAAAGCAAAAACAAGATGATGATGTATGGCATGGTAGGCATGGCATTCATAGCTGGTCTAGGATGGACTGGACAGTTGAATCTACAGACCATACTCAAGTTCTTCGGAGCATGAAGTAACAGCACTTAAATAAGGACCATAGGTCCTTTTTTTATGACACAAATCAGCCGTAGACTAGAACAGATAGTTCGTCGAGAATTATCTAAAAATATCATTCCTGTTAAAACTCCGGAGGGTATTCTAGTAGGTGATGTGTTGATAACCAATCAAGACAATCTCAAATTCCTGTATAGAAAATCACAGTTACTCTACGCAGAAATACACTTGAACTCTGTGGCCATCAAAATGGCCAATATTCTGGCGATGAGACACAGTCATTTATCAGTTGATCAGTTGTATCGAGCTGATCAAGAATACGGACGTTGGTTTGTTGACAGCCAGATGTTGAGGGCTCAGCATCAAAAAGCCATACATATTCAGGACTATGATCGTGCAGATGTGCTGTGGGCTCGCTACAGCGAGAGTCGAGATCGAACTGTTACTGCTAAAAATCAAGCAGAACGTTTGCTGTGAATTGAATAAATACTACATCAATTTGGATCCCATAAAATGAGAACAACCGACCTTTTTAAAAACAACAGATCTTCTAAAAGACTCAACGAGTCGTTGTCTAAGACATTTGGAACACGGCTAGACCTAGAGAGTTTTGATACTCCAAAGCTAGAGGATGCACGTAACAAATTACGCACCCAAATACACACAGCACGACAAGAAAGCGGATTCAATGAAACCATTGAAAACGAAACACTGACCAAGGCACAGTTCATGCATGATGCCATTGTTGCAGAACTAATGGATCGTCAAGAGCACATAGTTGATAACACACAACTAGAAGGCCGCAGTCCAGAAGTTGAAGAATTTTTGACAAAAGTTGCCAATGATCCACAAGCTGGATATGACATGCTTTACGATGCACAAATGGGAAAGTTTGGCAAAGAGATTGAACGAGTTATACAAGACATGTATGACGATATCACCATCGATACCGGCTATCATGGCGACGATGATTTTGAACAAATTTATGATCGTATGCTGGACAACATCGAATCAGACTATGCAGACAAAGATGTAAAAGAAGGTGCAGATGACGAAGTTGCCTCGGTATTAGGTCGTGTTGCTGACGAAGAAGATTTCGAAAAATTATACGATTTGTTCGGGGATCGTGGTCCAGTAGGTCAATATCTACAAGATCAAATTGATGATATTACAGGTGAAACAGGTCTACATCGTAAAGACGATTTTGAAAGAATTGAAAGTATGATAATGGATCGTATCCAGCAAGAGTTTGGCGACCAGAATGACGACGATGAAGGTGGCGAAACTGATGACGGGTATGCGCTGGCTTCGGCGGGTTTTGGTTCAGACGAAGACTACGAAAGCATTGAAATGGAACGTGTGAGAGATCCAGAAGATTGGGATGAAGGCAACACAGAACCACCAAACAACTTTGCTGTTAGTATCAACGGCAAGCAATGGAAAGTATTTAAGGGCCGTGGAAAGTATGCTGATGATGACAGAGAAAAACAACATTATCTTCAACTCAAAGACTGGGCAGCTAAAAAATCAGAATCCACAGGCAAGAAATGGACAGTTTCTATCACAGGCGCACCCGCCACAGAAAGTATACAAAGAATACAAGGAGAAAGTATGAGTAATCTAAGAGAAGGTGAGATCCAGCAAGCTTCTGCGATCGTCACAGCAAAGACCATGGTTGACAGAGTCAGCCGTTGGATTGAAGAACTATCAGGCATGGAGAATGACACCCTATTACAATTAGGTGATAGCATCCGTGACGAAATGAGTGCTGATCAAGCCAAGAACTTTATCAGTTCAGTGGCACCAGCAATTCAACAGGCACTGGAAAATCTTAAAACCACTAGAGAAACACTCAGCACAGGAGTGAGAATGCTTACCGGTGAAGAGCAAGGTGCAGAAATGCTAGGCGGCGACCCTGCAGCAGGCGGAGATGAAATGGGTCCAGCAGAAC